TCACTTAGAGCTCTCTCACTTTCTCTTCTTATATCTTTTGTGGAGCCAGCGTTTGAAACCGCACCAGTAAGTGCCGAAGCACCTCTACGAATACCTTCTCTTGTGTCTAATACCTGTCCCGCACTTACCGCCCCACCAACAACTTTAGCTCTAATTGCTGCAACATCGTTCTTAGTTATTTCAGAAAGATTCATTTGTGACCTTGCAAGTTCTTCTAATGTTTTGGGTCCTTCCTTTTGTTCTTTAATTAACTTATCAAACTCATCCTGAGTAAGTTCACTTAACTTTCTTGTTTGTTCGATACCTGAATCATCTTTTATTTTAACTTCATATTCACCACCTTCACCCATCTTAGCAATGTTTGCTAAGTATTGTTTGTCATCCTCTTTTATATTTAAACCAGCCGCACCTATCGCAGAAATTCTTTTATCAGCCTCAGCCGCAGCTAAACCTAATTTTGACATTTCTTTTGCAGAAACACCTGTCTGTTGTTCCATTTCCCTAAGAGTAAGAACACCTTGAGGATTAATTTTAAATGTTTTTGTTTTTTCGTCGAAGTATGTAAATTGTTTTGCTACGTCAACTAAACTATCTTGTAACGCGCCTGGGTCATTAATTGATGCGTTCATTAATGCAAATGGGTCGGCTAAATTTCCTGCCGCAACTCCCAGTCTTTGGAATGCCGCAGCTGTTTCAATCGCTCCTTCAGGACTTAATACTCTATCAGCCAATCTGAATGTCTCGCTCATGTCAAATCTTAACATAGAAGCTTGTGCCGCCATCTTAGTTAAACCAAGAACTCCACCCTCAAATTGGTAACGGTTCATTTGTTCCATGTTTTGGGTAACATCTCCCATAACCGCCTTGGCGTTACCACCAATACTTTGAATATATTGTACAGATTCTTCTAAAGCCTCGGGTATTGTTTCGATACCCGCCCCAATGTCTGAAAAAGCTTTAGTAAGAGTTTGTGCATCTAGACCTAAAACTTTGTTAGCAGCAAATAATTTTTCAACATCTTCAGTATTGGCAATTACATTCCTTCTTGATTCAGCCGCAACTTTTCCAATAATATCTGCAACATCTTTAATGTCACCACCTAACCTTGTTACATTGGGTGTTGCATCCGCAAGTGCAGTAGATATTTCACTAATACGTTGTCTACCTTGAGTAAAAGTTTCGTTTACTTGGTTGGAGTATTCTGATAATGCGTCTGATGCGGCGGTGAATGCCTTAAGGTCAAGGGTTAGTTGTCGTTGGACATCTTCACCAAATTTTTCCGCGGTACTTTTTTCGTCTGCCATAATAATTTTAATAACCTATATTATATAAATACAAAAGGACTGATTTTTCAGTCCTTTTTATTATCTTCTAACCATTTATCTAAAAGATATTTCCTAACAAACAATGGCATAATTAAGAAATCTTGATAAGAGATGTTTAATAATTTGTTTAAATAATAGAATTCGTCTATTTGTCCTTTTCTATAATCAGAAGAAAGGACGAAAAAAGTCGACCCCAAAGCCAACATTCACTGTAAGCTTTTCTCCTGACGGGGCCAATATTGTTCTATTTAAATCTAATCGTGGTTCATTGTCATCCATAAATTGTCTGATATACTTTGAATCTGCAATTGGCATCTGCTCGATGAACTTTGCAATCTCCGCCTTATCAGTTACCCCATTAATCTCGATTATTTGTTTGTTTAATCTCCAAGTAACTTTTGGAACCGTTCTACCTTGTGGGTAAGAGTCGGCCATTTTTTGAACGTCCATAATTTCACCATAAGTCATTGGTTTAAGTTTAACACTCGTTTGTGACTTTGGTAAAGTTGTTATGAATGTACCGTCTTCTTGTGGTTCTTGACCTTTAATAATTTCCAAAGAGTCTAATCTAACCGTTCCCTTGAATGGTTTTTTAGTGGAGGGGTCAATTAAATTTAAATCAATTTCAGGACCAAAAGCAGTATTTCTTAAAAAGATTAATATTGCTTCAATGTCACCTTCCATTAAATCCTCAATACGAACATCTGGTTCGTATATCTTTGCTCTCAATAATGACTGTGTCATATCTGTACCACCACCCATTAAGATATTCTCGTCACTTGCCGTAAGATAACCTACTTTAATAGATTTCTTTTTGTTTTTGTAGAATACACCTTGTGTTGGTAAAGGAACTACATCATGTGGTAATGAAAAGTTTGCTTGACCGTATTCTTTTGCTTGATTGTCCATATAAAAAATTAACCGTAAAGTTTATGTGCTTTACGGTTAAATATAATTGTAATTAGTTTTTTATAAATAGTATTAGTATACTAACACACATCTATCCATTCTCAAAGTTGCCGCGATTGTTGCTAAACCGTCTTGGTTATAAGCCAAGGTGTTAAAGTTAACATCTGTTAGGAATGTACCATATAGAATCCACTTTTCAACAACAACACCCGTTGGGTCCAACATCTCAAGGTCCACATCTTTTTTGTAACCCGCTGCATATCCCATACGACCTGTTACTGACTCGGCGTGTAAACGCACCCACTCCATAAGAGCTTGTGCCGCAGAAGGTCCAATTGGGTCTCTGAATGTTACGTTAATTGTTTGCCAGTTAAATCTACCTGCAACATATGTTGAGGTGTTCAAAAATGGAATCTCTGTCGCCCCAATTGTAATGTGTGGTCTAGCCGCAGATTCTACGAACCACTCATTAATACCTAAACTTGATGGAAACCTTAGAATGAATCGGTTTTGACGTTTCGGTTCGTAAGGAATCGGCATTTTCATCAGTAAATCAGCCATATTATTTAAATTTTGTTTCTATGTTTATAACGATAAATATATCCGTTTGAAAAATTTTTCTCTTTACTTATTTTTTTAAAAACGGTATTCTTATTTTACTTCCTTTTTAGTGCCTCCAGCAGTAGAATAAGTCTTAACTATATTATCTGGTTTATTTTTAAAATGCTTTTGCATTACTTCTATATTTCTAGGGTCATCGTCACTAAAACCTATTGTTGGTTCTGCTGGAATAAATTTATTACCTATATCATTTTTTAAGTAAGCTCTTTTATTTAGAACTGCTGCCATCCCTTTAATATAACTCACAAAATCTTCCATTGCACGGACCTTCGCCTCTTCAGGATTTTGAGCCCCCTTATCGTCCCCAAAAGAAACGGGGTGGTATTTGTTAAGTTCTAAATATGACTTGATTAATTCATCGTCGCTCATTTCGTCTTCACCAACAAACGACCTATATTTTTTTAAATTTTTAATCAACTCTTCTTTGTCAATACCATTAAACCCTTCTATAATATAATTGTAGACAGCTTCTTTTAAAGTGCTTGGGTTATGACCTCTCGCAGTAATGATTGAAAAAATTGACCCGTTATTAATCGCCTCTCTAAAATCATCAAAAGCTGGACCAGTTTTGGCTCTCATTGCATCCACTAAAAAATCTTTATCTCCCTCGGTTCTAAAATTTCTAAAAGGATTTTCTCCAAACCCTACAATCATTTTACCCTTATATTCAAAAGGTTCTTTTCCAATATGATGTCTATGTTCCGCAAAATCATCAGTAGACATTCCAACTTCATCTCCGTCCTCATCTTTTACAATAATTTTTGTAGGCATGTGGACAATATTGTCGTCCCAATCGAACGCATAATATTTTAAATCTGGTGAACCCTCACCCTTAAACCCTTCTGTAAACTCTTTTCTCATTTGGCTAAAGGGGGGAATTAATCCCCCCGTTAATTATTATTAGATATTTTCAAACGAAGCTCCTGTTGGAGTGATGAAGAATTCGATGTCGATGAATTCTAACGCCTTCGTTGGTTTTAAGTATATCTTACCTGTTAATGTGTTTCTATCTAAGTCTTCAGGTGTTGAAGAAACTGTTACACGGAAATCGTATAAACCTCTGTCTCTTCTGATTGAGTCTAAGATAGGGTTAACACTATCCAAGAATTGTTGTCTAACGATTTGGTCGTTTTGTTCGAACAATAATCTTACCGCTACCGCTGAAATCAACTTACGAGCTTGAAGTAATAATCTTCTTACGTTCAATCTGTTAAGTGCTGTGTCAGCAACTTGTAACGTTTTGTTACCCCAAATTACAGTTCCTACATCAGAGAAAGTTGCGATAGGGTTGATTCTACCTTGGTACAATGTGTCTCTATCTTCTTGAGTTAATTTAACTCTCGCTTTGATTGAGTTTACAAGACCTCTTGTGTAACCCGCTGATGCGAACCATGGGAATGCAATGTTATCTGTTAACGCTAAGTTTCTACAAACTTCACCTGTTGGAGGTAAGTAGATTTGTGTATTGTTTACAGTATCTCTTACTAAAATCCATGGGTAGTAAGTCGCCGTATAGTTAGAATCAATTCCTGTGTTATCTAAGTTATCAACCGCCTCTTGTGGGTAGATGATATCTAATGAGTTTGTTCCATCAGGAGTAAACATTAGGTAATCAGGAGTTGTTGCGATATACACAGAATCAGCTCTTGAGTATTGTACCATGTCGATAGCCTCCTCAACAAGGTTTGAGTTATTTACATAATCAATTGCTGAAGTTGCGAATACGTTAATGTTAGTTGACTCGGGGTTAGCAAATGTTAAGATACCAAGTAAGTAAGCGTAATAGTCAGTGTTTGCAAAATCTTGAGTATTGTTTTGAACAACGATTCTCTTGAATAAACCTTGACCTGTCGCTGTTGGGTATCTTGCTGATACAGAAGCTCCCGCTAAATAACCTGTAGAACCTAATTGGAATCTATCTAAGTTTGTTCTTGATTCTCTATAAATGTCCCAACCATCAAATCCACCCGCAAAACATACTGTGTATTTTCTTGAGTAAATAAAGTAGTAAGGGTTTTCTTGTGTTTCTGGGTCTCTTGTAAAGTTAGCAACGCCACATTCAAAAGCAGTTTCACCACTTGTTAAGAATGAGTTTGATATTGTACAAACAGTTGCACCTGAGTCCATGTGGAAACCTTTACTTAAGTAATTCCAAGGTGTTCCGTCTACAGGTAAAGCTGATGCCACCCAGTTAGATGGATTTTGTGTTCCTTTATATTGTAAGAATGAATCATCAATCCCAAATTGACTTGAGAAACCTAAGTAACTTCTTCTTATGATGTCTCCAGCTGATTCGGTTGCATTTGCCGCTGAACCAAATGGAGGGTTGTATATTGTTTCTCCAGGGTAGTAATATTTTGTTTTAAATTGAGGTACTGGTGATGGGTTCAATACTGAAGCATATTCTCTTTGAGTATATCCATAGAATCCACAAGGAATTGCATCAATTGGTGCTTCATCCGCCATCTCAACCATTATATATCTTGATACTAAAGCGTACTCTCCATTAGATGAACCAATTTTCTTAGCCACAAAGTTGTTAGAACCTGGGTCCATATTACAGTTTGTGAATTTCTCAATAACCACAGGGTTAGCGTCAGTGTCAAAGAAATTTCTTACTAAGACATCAAATGTCATGTTATTAAATGAAAGGTTTGCGATAGACACTTTAACTTCAGTGTTTGCTGCGTCTCCATCAGATATTGAGATGAATTTGAATAAGTTATAAACCTTATTACCTCTTAATTCTGAAACTAAGAATGGTGTACTTGGTGATTTATATTGTGTTACGTTATAAGCAATAGACTGTGGGTCTTGACTTCTAGCACCTTCAAGTGCAATTAAATCACAACTTAGACCACGAATGTAACCTTGGTTGTAAGCGTAATTTAAAGAACCAGGATAAATTTCTTCAACATATACTGGTACCTCATTTCTTGATTTACCAAAGTTATCAATTCCTAAAACTTTAGTAATATATTTAGATGAAGCTGCAGACATAGAAGTTTCAAAAGAGAAATTATCTCCGTCTTTAGTTACACCTGATAGTAAGAATGTTTCAAATGGTAATTGAGTAACTCCTGAATATTGTTCAGTACAAACCATTTGTAAGTCAGTTAATCCACTAACTTCATAAACAGGACCGTGTAAATCAGTTTCTGTACTATTACTATAAAGAGAGATACCTCTTGAACGTAAAGTCGCAATAACCATATTATTATAATCTGTGTAAGCAGTACCAGAATAAACATATGAGTTACCTGTAATTGTTCCTGTGTAATTACCGTTACCTAAAGACACCAAGTTAGATACTACATAATAAAACGAGTATCCTGAATACGCATTACCTGAAGTAATATCAAAGTTTGCGTAATACCAAGGGTCGTTATTATCAGAACTTAAATCGTTTGATGTTAAATTAACAGATTCAACTCCATACTCATTTACAATATTAGAATATGATAAAGATAAATTATCATAATCGGTTTCAGGGATTGAACCGTACACTACAGCAGTTGTTGCGGATAATGACGGGTCATCCATTACAGAATCCAAATTAGTAGTAAAATCTAAACTTAAAGAAGATGTACTTCCATCAGATAATCTATATTGATTATTTAAATTAACTGTTACAGGTCCAGGTAATGAACCAGACGTGAATATAAATGTATTACCACTTGACGTTCCTGAAAATTCAGCGATAAACGGAGAACCAGTAGATGGATTAGTTCCGATAGTTAGTGGGTCTACGTTTGCCGTTACCTTGATGCTCCAAGACGGACCAGCGTCGTATCCTGACAATCCTAAAATTCTCGTTACGAAAAGTTGATTAGATTGTTGTAGATAAGATTTGGCGATGTACGCCGCTTCGTATTTAGGGATTTGTGTATTAACAAATTTTGTAGGTTCTGTTCCCCCAAAATATGCTTGAAACTCATCGTAATTTGTGATAAATATAGGTTCGAAAGCGGGACCTTTAATTGTTTCCCCTACCAATCCTAATGTAGTTACACCCACACTCTGAGCAACAAATGATAAGTCGGTTTCAGACGTGTATACTCCAGGTGATACATATACCTTTTGATTTACTTGTGTTGCCATTCTTTAAATTATTCTATTGCAGATTTATTTTATTGATAAATATTAGTATCTGAATGAAAAAACTTGACTTTTGAATATCTATTTATAAACAGTATGAATTAATTCTGCCTTTTTTCTACCTATGAAAACAACTAAAGAAATAAAGAACATTAAAATATCCCCTGAAGTACACGAGGTACTAAAAAAGTACTGTGATAAACGTGGGATAAAGATTTATAAATTTTTGGAAAATCTGATACTGGAAAAGTGTAAAGAAAAAAAAGATATATACGGAGAGAATTAAACTAATTGGGAATCAAACTGAATTGAAGCCTCTTGGGTATTGTCCGTTTTAATAATATCAATTCTTAATACGTCGTTTGTCGTTATTTGTATTTCTTGAACATCACTACCAAAATAATCGTCGTTAATATAAACATCATAACTTTCAACATTTGTTGAATTAGTAAATGTCATATTAGCAGTGAAATCAATTACATCGTTTAAACTAGTGTTTCCAACAACGTATAAAAAGTTTGATAAAAATTCATCTGGATTTTTTGGATACTTGTTTTTTCTATTCTTTAAAAGAGTTGTATCTAATTCCATAATCTGTGATACTCTGGCAATTGCAGGTTTTACTTGAAATTCTTCTTCGTCAATCAAATAACCCAACATTGTAAAGTCATAGTTTTGAACAAAATATTTTCTTGAATCCATATTCATTTGAGATTCATCAGAAATGTTATTCAATACAATTGGAACGTATTGTCCTTTTATAAATGTATAGGCTTGTCTTGATGAAAACTTCTGCATAATCACTTTGTTTAGTTGATTAAGCTCTCTCATTCTATTACAAATGATTTTAACACTGTAATTTATATCTACAGGTACGGGTTGGGGTATTGTATAAATGTCCATACCTTGTTCGTTTCCATTCCAAGTTGGAACTGAGGCATAATAGAATTGTTTTCTATTTGGTATTGTGTACTGTAATGATGGATTTGTTCCAAACTTAACTTCAGGTTGTCTCACCACAGTAATGAATGGAGGTTCGGGGTTGTAATCCAAATTAGTAAACAATGCGGTCTCAACATACTGAGTCCAGTTTTGAGTTGTTATAATAATATCAACCATAGGTACAATCTTACCTGATGTTATAACCTGTAAATCTTCCTTAACAAAATCCAACATACCTCTATCCAAATCAGCATGTAATACCGACTTAGGAAGATAAGTTCCGTCTTCATTAATGTACTCAAGTAATTGTTCTCTACGAGCAGACAATGTCTTTTTTGGTACTAAAGGTAATGTAGGTTTAACCTGTTTTGGTAACGGCATATTATTTTTTAACTACAAATAATTTATTAGTTGAATTTATCATATCAACCTCTTTGGCTGAGTATATTGGTTCTCCACCTTTTTTATATACAAATGAATCGTTTTTATATGGGTTATATGTTATGATATTATCTGATGTTTGAGAAGGAATCTCTTTACAAGGGTGTTCACAATAATCTAATAAATCCCCAATCACAAACGCGTGAACGTTTTTGGATTTCTCAGCACGCACTCTATCTTTACCTCCTGGTCTAACTCTAAACTCAACATCACCTAACTTAACAAAATCTGCGTGTAGTATTACTTTAGATTTATAAGTAACTGAGAATGTGTGTTTATGTAAGTTATAATAAACCATAACTCTTTTTCCTATATATTCTTTTTCAGAGTTATCATGTCCGCACTTGTGACAGATGTAAGGGTCATCTCCTCCATCCGAAAGTTCCCAAGACCAACCACAACTATCGCAGATAACTTTACCATCGGTAATAGTCTCTACAATTTTTCTTAATTGTGATTCTGTAACAATAACTTTCATTATATACCTCTAAATTCGTTTTCACTAACATAATTTGCGGTAATAGACCTATAGAAAGGTTTGTAACCACCATACGTGTGTTTATTATCAGATTTTACAAATCCATCATCTGAAACAACATAATACCTAACTCGGTCTTCTGTTTCGTAGTATCCTATATAATCCCCTTGGAAAATTTCAACTCCCATATCATCCAAAGTTTTTTGATATATAGAAAACTTCATGTTACCAGGTTCTTGAATTTCAACCTTAGAACTACCGTAAGTTTTTTGTGTTGGAGCCATGACTTGAACCAAACCTTTTAATTCAACAGGGGCCAAGAATTGTATTCCATCTTCCAAAACCTCACCATACACATCATCAGTTTTTGTCTTTCTTCTATCAATACGATAAAGAACTATGGTAAAGTTCATGTCACCAAGTAACCACTCTTCACCCATACCGATGTCAAGGTCATAATCCTCCGCCCCGAAGAACTTACCTAATCTTGTTATTGGAACTAATTTTTGCATATATTGATAAATACTCTGCTTATAACTATATTTAAGTCAAATATTTTTCTTATAGATGGATGTAAGTTTAGAATCTAAAGCATTGTCTCTGTTGGAATCTTATGAAGGTGGAAACAACTACATACTTGAACTTAAAAGAAAGTCACAAATAAATAAGAAGTTTTACCCAACAAGAAGTCAATCAGAGTACATTATAAATAACCATGACAAACAACCTAAGGTTGCCAAGAAGTGGGTTATTTTAGATGCGTATTTTGCCAAAAAATTGGCAGACGATAAACTAATGACCGAAATACCAGAAAAGGTTTGGGTTGAAAAGTTACTTGCTGATAAAGAAAAGGCATATCACATTTGGGGTAAAATTACAGAAACACAAGAACTCCACGACTTTTGGTTACCAAAGGCGGCAATTATAAAAGACAACACGGTAAAAGATGTTGTTATTAGTTATGACAAATACTCTCACCGCCCCCCGTTAGAGCACCAAAAAGAAGCAATTCAAAAACTTGTTGAAAATAAAAAGTTTATCTTGGCCGACGACATGGGTCTTGGTAAAACCACCTCAACAATTATTGCCGCTTTAGAAACAGGTGCTAAAAAAGTTTTGATAATTTGTCCAGCAACTTTGAAGATTAACTGGAAACGTGAAATTGAAAATTACTCTGATAAATCAATATTCATTTCAGAAGGAAAAAGTTTTAGTACAGAACACGATTTTGTTATCATAAACTATGACATTATAAAAAACTTCCATGATAGTAAGAAAAAAGATGAATCTCAAATTTTTATTGCCAATTTTGATTTGGTGGTTGTTGATGAAGCACACTATATCAAAAATCCTACGGCGCAAAGAACAAAACTAATTAACGATATTGCAAAAAAGGTTGACAGATTGTGGTTACTAACTGGTACCCCAATGACATCAAGACCCATGGACTATTTCAACTTGTTGAGCCTTATTGAATCACCCGTTGCAAAAAATTGGATGGCTTACGCCATTAGATATTGTAATGGATATCAATTTAATGTTGGGGGTAGAAAAGTATGGAATGTAACAGGTTCATCCAACTTGGAGGAATTAAGAGACAGAACATCTCCTCTTGTATTAAGACGATTAAAAGAAAATGTTTTGGACCTTCCAGATAAAATTATTACACCAGTTTACCTTAGATTAAAATCAAAGGCTTATGAAGAGGTTATGGGTGAGTATTATGATTGGTATGATAAAAACCCTGAAGAATCTAAATCGTTGACGGTACAATTTACAAAGCTTACAAAAATTAGACAAATAATTGCTGATGAAAAAATTAATCAGACAATTGAAATTGCTGAAAACATTATCGAACAAGATAAGAAGGTTATTATATTCTGTAACTTTACTGACTCATTAAATAAAATTTGTCAACATTTTGGTAAAACCGCAGTAAAGGTTGATGGGTCCATGACAAAACCAGAAAGACAACACAGTGTTGACTCTTTTCAAGAAAATGAAAAAGTTAAAGTTTTTGTTGGTAATATTAAAGCGGCTGGAGTTGGGCTAACACTGACCGCGGGGGAGGCTGTTATTATGAACGACCTATCTTTTTTACCGTCAGACCACGCTCAAGCAGAAGACAGAGCGTATAGATATGGACAGAAAAATAATGTTTTGGTTTATTATCCAATATTCGAAAACACCATTGAAGGTATTATCTACGATATCCTAAACAACAAGAAACAAGTCATCGCAACTGTAATGGGTGACAATCAAAATACATCAGATGCCGCTGAAGAAATTTTGAAGAGAATCAATGAAAGTAGAAAATAAACAACTTACGGATTATTTATAATCAAATGAATAATCCAAAGATGAATAAAATAGAAGAAAAGATTCAACAACTCGAGACACAAATTGTAGAACAAAAAGTGACAAGAGAAAAAGAGTTGTTAATCACAGAAATGAAAAAAATCGGAATAGAGAAATTACCCTATTCTTACTCAGCCCTGAAACAGTTCATTGACCAAGAGACGATGGACTTCCACTACAACAAACATTACAAGGGGTATGTAGACAAGTTAAACGCCGCTTTAGCCAAGAAAAAATACGGAGACTTAGAGTTAGAACAGATAATCAAAACAATCAGTCGTTTTGATAAAACAATTAGAAATAATGCTGGTGGTGCATTTAACCACGCGTTATTTTGGAACATGTTAACCCCACAACCAAAAAAACTTCAAGGGGAATTATATAAGAAAATCACAAAAGAGTTTGGAAGTTTTCCAGCATTTAAGAAAAAGTTTGAGACAATTGCCAAAGACAGATTTGGGTCAGGTTGGGTTTGGTTGGTATTAACCGCAAAGAACGGTCTTAAAATTATGTCTACACCAAACCAAGACAATCCATTGATGAATGTTATTGAAGGTGGTGGGTTTCCTCTTTTAGGTTTGGACCTTTGGGAACACGCATACTATTTGAAGTATAGAAACAAAAGGGACGAATACATTACAAACTTTTGGAAAGTTGTTAACTGGGATTTTGTTTCTAAATTATATGAAATGAAAACCGAAACAAAACTTTTAGAGTCGGTTGAAATGGCAAAAATAATAACCGAATCAAAGGAGGCTGAATTTTGTGATAACAAAGAAGTTCAGTTCTACAGAGAATTAATTAACAATCCAAAAATTAAAAGAGTATACCAAGACGGGGTTACCAGTGTATTAAAACAAGTGTTTCACCAATTTTGGGTTGAAAGTACCAACGAAGAAATGTCAGGTTTCTATGGTGTTGAATCTAAAGAAGGAAGGTCAATATTAAATAACCTAAACACAAACTTCAACGCATTCTGTTTGTTAACCAAAGCGGTGAACAATCAAATTGAGAACATAGGAAAACCTGAAAAGAAATTTGATTTTAGTAAAAAAGAAAAAAGAAACATAAGTGAGGTTGCCAGATTAATTAAAGCTTTAGACCATTTCAAGAAAGATATTTTTACAAAAAACAATCAAGATTTTATAAACATAATTAAAGTTTTAAAAAAACTTTGGGATAGAGGACAAAAGTCAGAAGACGATGTGTCGTCAAAAATTACAAAATATTTTGGTTCAGAATCTTCTGTTGAAAAGATTAGTGGTCACGGAGAAAAAAACGATGCGTTTAAAGGAATTGATTTAATTGTGAATATTGGTGAAAGAAAATACACCGCACAAGTTAAACCGTTTTCTAATATGAAAAACGAAGATGGTAAAATAACTGTATATGATACGGGTAACGTAAAACCATACAACGTAAATTGGTTGATATTTATTAACACGAAATCTAATAAGATTTTAATTTTTGAAAATAATCCAGTGAAGGACCACCATCAATATGTGTTTGATGAATCGTCTTTAATACACGAAATAGAATAATAAAGATATTTATTAGATATGGCAGTATTACCAGAACCAGAAAGAAGTAGAATATATACGAGAATCAAACATCAATTGGGTGCTCCACTTAGAAGTGTTGAACTTGAGGATGAAATGATGGACTCGTTGATGGAATTAGCGATTGGGGATTATGAAGAATATATCCTTCAATGGTTAATTGATTCTCAATGGGTTAACCTTGTGAATTTAAACATGAACGAAAGGTCTGTAGCAAGAGCTTTGGTTACAAGAACTATGGATTTTGAACAACAGTTCAGTTATTCGTATTCTAAAATTGTCGGACTTCAAACCGAAGGACCATGGGTTTTAAAGAAAGATTACTTTATATTAAGTGCCAACACTCAAACTTACGAAATACCTGCGGGCAGAGAAGTTAACGAATTACTATGGTTTTCTAACCAAGCTTGGACCGCATTTGGTTTAGGTGGAATGGGTGGATTCGGTATGGGTGGTGTTGGATTAGGGGCTAATGAAGCGGGATTTGCCCAAATGGGATATCAAGGCTCTTATTTTATGATGTCAGGTTTTGATTACCTGATTAGAATGCAAGAAGCAAACATTTTAAATAGAATTTTAGGTGGTTCATTAACTTATAGAATTACAGGATTACCTGATGGTAAAAAGTTAATACACTTATATAACACACCTGGTGGTAAGTTTAATTGGGCTAACTATAACCTATACGTTGGTAAAGCTGTTTGGTATTGGTATTACGATGTGGAACCTGATAGTAGAGGAGATTGTCTTAAAAATAATCCTGATATTATTAAATTACCTACGGATGTTCCAATTGAAGAATTGACTTGGACCGACTTAAACGTACCAGGGCAACAATGGGTGAGAAGATGGTTTACCGCATACTGTAAAGAAACACTAGCAAGGGTTAGAGGTAAGTACAGTGGTAACTTGAAAACACCTGACACAGAAATTACAATGGACTATCAAAGTTTATTGACCGAGGCAAAAGACGAAAAAACCAAATTGATTGAAGAATTAATTGGTGCTGAAGGTTGGTTAACAAGAATGAGACCTGATAAAGTAATGGAGAGAGAAGCCTTAATTGCTGAAAACTTAAATAAGCAAATGAAATTTAGGGCTATGCCTCGTCAAATATACGTAATATAAATTTATGGCAATAGTAAAATCGATACCTTCAAGAAGAATTATCAACGGGGTGTCAATCAATACATCAGAAATATCTGTAGTTTCAGAATTAGATTATAGAACACAAGGTGAAAGTTGTGTAATTATTAGAGGTGTTACACAATCTTTTGTAACATTAGATTCATCAACTACTGACCACATTGTTGTTAAATCAATGACAAACCTCACCATAAGACCTGATGTCGGTAAAATCGACGAGGAATATGATGAGGTTGTTGTAGATAAGTTTGCTTGTATTGAATTTAGATTTGTTGGTGGAAACTGGTATATCCTTTCATCCGACGGACTTAAACAGTCATAAGTTTTTGTTCCCAACCTTCTTCAGCTAACTCATACATATAATGAGGGTCAAGTCCTCTTTTCTCCCAATATTTAAGTTCTTGCTCTGTAATATCTAATACGTCTTTTTGTAAATCGTCTTGGTCTCCTTGTCCTAATGGATGTCCATTTATTAATTCACATTGAGCCGCAGTAAATATACCACGTTTTTCAGGGTCGGCAACAATAAGTCCATTTCTAACATCGTCTTTAAATACAACCATAAGAGGTTCAATTCTTTTATTGAAGGTAACAACCGCTCTTGGTACATTATAATCACCAGTCAAATTAGGGTCATTGTCTAATATATCTTTATCTAACATATAACAGTTAAGTTGTACACCATCCCCTTTCTTTTGTACATCCCCATGAGATGCCTTAAGTCCATTGTTAACATACATTATAACGTCACCCAAATTAACATTTAAATTGTTTTCTATTGCAAGTTCCATGTGTGCCATTCTTGACATACTATTACCTGATTTAGTTTTTGTATTCAAACGTTTCTTGTAGTCATCAAGAGATAATTTAACTTTAGCTCGCTGTGCAATCTTGGATAGCGGTATTTGTTTATCAAAAATCTTTTGTAGGTATTCATAATAATATTCGACAAATTCTTTACCCTCACCCTTTAACAACATCTTAATACCCTTATCAAGGAACTCCTCAATATAGATTGGAAGTTTCTTAGATTTAATACTATTACCTGTTAGTTTAATTTTACCCTTGGCATCCATAACCGCATAGTTCTTACGAGCCAAGTTAATACATGAAGGCCAAACACCGTCGGTGTCCAAAGCCATTTCACCCCTCATGAATATATCGTTGTACTCTGCAACATCTGCCTCAGGGCCATAATATTCTTTACCTAATTTAACTTTCCAATTCAATCCACGACCAACATACACTCTGTCTTTAGCTTCAGGTGGTGTCGAGAAGTTCACACCGTCCGTATCCATAACCAATGGAACATATCCTTTGGTCATAAAGAATCTAATCATTTGTCTAAGGTATTGTCTACCTGTACAAGTAATCTGTTCACCCATATACATGTCACCCCAAGCATAAACCTGTGGGGCGGATAATGCACCGAACATAGAGTTGATAAAGATTTTGATAGGTAATTGTTTATTACCGTATGATTCTGATTTCTTCTTATCAATCGTATAGAATTCTTCCGCAAGGTTCTTGTATTTGATACGAGTATCACGGAACCATTTTAACATTCCCTTCATCGCACCCGTAACATCACAGTCAGGGAAAACGTCGTGTACTAATTGAATAGAGGGGTATAGAGACGAAAAGTCGAGCTTAAGTACGTCTTTACTATATCCAACCTTAAGTAGTCTAGAAAGACCTCCTACGAAGTCTGTTTTTGATTCTTTCGCAGGTATTGCAAGGCTATGTTTATAAGACCACGCCAACATCAACATTTTCCATAATGTTGCGGTACCCATTGTTGAAACCCTTTCATATGTTGTTGGAATCATCGCAGCCAACAAGAATGAACCTTGGTTGAATTCTGAGTCAACCTTAAGGGTTTCATCTAAGTCATCATCAAGATATCTCTCAACAAGATTGTCTCCTGTGGTTTTAAGATATACGTCGGTTCTATTCTCACAGATTGCATCAATCTTTGGGTCCTGTCCAACCTTACGGTAGTTACCGTTTTGAGTATTTAACCAAAACTCTTCTTTCTTAGTATAGAACGGACCAATGTCTAAGTGGTCAATGTAAACTCGGTCAGGTGCTTCGGCATTAATAAATTGTGTAATGTATTTCAAACCCGCAGATTTAATACTTGAATTAATTGCTTGAGCTCTACGAACCGCGTGAATAATATCAATAACGTTATAACCCCAAATAGAAGTTTGAGTATATGGCTCAACTTCGTTTGCAAGTTTCAACATACTCTCTTTTCTTGTAAACGAATGTTGTGGATGTAATGATTTACAAATCTTTTTAGGGTCAATATTCAAAATAGAACATCTTTCAAATATCCAATGCCAGTCAAAGTTTGCCGAGTTATAACCACCAATAATACTTGGTTTTAGTTGGTCTATAATATCAAAAAATTCTATGATAGCGCCACGTTCCTGTGACTCATCAATACATTCAATAACTTTATGATACCCTTTATTTGTTTTGATTCCAATCATGAATATACGACCGTCTTTTGGTTCCAACGAGGTCGTCTCCAAGTCAAACACCAATCGGGTAACTTGATTATAATCTTCAA